AAGAGGGCAATCATTTTCCATAACTACCTTACTTATATGTGCCAATGTAGCTGCGTCAATAGTTTTATCTACTGCATTTCCAGCAATATTTATACATTCTGTTGTTGTTGCTAGTGCTGCTTCTACAGAAGCGTCAAAACCTAACGCTAATTTATATCCAATAGAATCACTATACATTGAAAGTAAGTCTGCACTTGCTTGTACTGCACCCATATCTTCCACGACAACACCTGTAACATTATGATCAGTCAATGCCAATGTTAACTTGTCTTCTGTAGCATTAGTATATGTGAAAGGCACATGAGGTGCTTTTGCTACTACATTTGGTACATCAGCAACACTAGGAATGTGAATACTATCACCTCCACCTGCAACTAATGAAGATAAATCAGTTCCTGTATTTGCTAATACAAGATTTTTCTTAAATGATGCTCTTACAGCGTCACTCCATAGTTCTGGTATAAATACCGCTAACTCAGTATCGGAAGCCTGAGAAGCTATTGGGTTTGCAAATCCTGTCGAAGTTGCCATTTTTTATCTCCTTTTCTTATAGTTGTCCAATATAGAACTCCAATTAGACTTCTTTTCATTTTTTGATAAGTTAGTCCAATCCTTAATAGGAGGGGCAGAGATATTACCTCTAGCTGTAGCCTCTTTATTAGGTTGAGTAGCTAAATTTTTAACCATAAATTCTATAACATCTAATTCTTTGTCTTTAAATTTCTCACGCTGATCTTCTGGTAATCTTTCTATTAATTTTTGTTTTCTAGAATTGACCATAGACTCATACTTTTCCTTATAAGGACTTAAATTATTAACTTGAGATTCAAATTTCTCTGCTAATTCTTTAAATTCTTCTTTTTCTTTAAGTTTAGCATTTTCTTGCTCTTCTAACTTTGATTTAAGCTTTGCAAGTTGTGCCTCAGCGTCTTGACTCCTTTGTCTGTACTTTTTGCTTTCTGCAATTAACGATCCTACATCTGGAGTTTCTGTAGGTGTTTGCGGTGTAGTTCCCTCACTAACTGTTTCGGTTGCTACTTTTGTTTCTTCGGACATACTGCCCTCCTATTTTTGACTAAAAAGTGTACAAAATATAGTGGTATATTAATAATAATTTGACCAAAGCACACTATATATAGTGTAATAATTGTAAAATAATATTAAATTGACTCGTATTAATATGTCAAATAATTATGAATTTAAGGAAAAATGGTTTGACTTTATAAATTATGTTCCGCATAATGGTCAAAAAAAATTACACTTTCCAGAACAAGACTGGAGATTTTGTGTGGCAGTTTGTGGAAGAAGATGGGGTAAGTCAGTAAGTGCCTCTGTAGAAGCTCAAATTGTTTTGTCAAAACCTAAAAAAAGAGTTTGGTGTGTTGCTCCTACTTATGATGGCTCTGAAAAAATATTTAGAGAAATTTGGCATTCTATGGTTGTTGAAAAAGGTTTTGAAACTAAAAGAGCTTCATATAAAGATCAGTATATAGAATTTGAATGGGGTAGCGTAGTAGAAGGTAAAAGTGCTGATAAGCCTGATAGTTTAGTAGGTGAAGGTTTAGACTTATTAATATTAGATGAGGCAGCTAAAATTAAAAAGAAGACCTGGGAGATGTATTTAAGACCTACACTATCTGATAGAAAAGGTAAAGCTCTTTTTATAACAACACCACAAGGATTTAATTGGATATATGATTTATACTTACTTGGACAAAAAGATGAGATGTGGCATTCATTTAACAGTCCTAGTCATGAAAATAATTATGCTTATCCTAATGGTAATCAAGATACTGATTTACTTGAAGCTAAAAGAAATTTAGCTAAAGAAGTTTATGATCAAGAGTATGGAGCAAAGTTTACAAGTTTTGCTGGTAGGGTTTATCCTTTTGATAGAAATTTAGATATGGGTCATTTTCCATACGATCCTAATCTACCAACTTTTTGTAGTATTGATTTTGGATTTAGACAACCAGCAGCTCTATGGTTTCAAACTTATCGAGAAGAAGGACTATGGCATATAAAAATCATAGATGAAATTATACACGAAACAGATATCAAGACAGATGATTTTGCACAAAGAATTAAATCAAGAAAGTATAAGTATGTTACATATTATGGTGACCCAGCAGGTGGTCAAGCACAAGGTCAAACAGGATTAGGTGATATTGAAATATTTAAAAGACACGGTATTATGGTTAAAACTATAAGAGATAAAGTTTCTAGAAAAATTGAAGCTGGTGTATCTCATGTAAGAGGTTTTATAGAAAATGCAGAAGGTAAAAGATTTGTTCATATACATAATGAGTGTCACGGTATAGCAGAAGATTTAGAAAATTATCGCTATCCAGAACCTAAAGAAGGATTTCCTTTAAAACCTGATCCAGTAAAAGATGGATATCACGATCACGGATGTGATGCATTAAGATATTTTTTTATAAATAGATTCCCAATTAAAAATAGAGAAGTGAGGATAATACAAAGATGATTGCACAGGATATAATACAAGAATCTCTCAAAAATGAAAAGTTAAGAATAGCAAAGAATCGAAGAGATGAAATAAGAAGAATGGTAGATTACTATACTGATTGTGAAACTGATAAATATATTGATC